CACGGACAAGATGCTGGTCCTGGAAGGCCAGCCGACCCAGATCATTAGCCAGCAGCAGCATCAGAAGATGGACCAGGTCCTGCCTGCGCTCTTGGAAGAGATGAAACGGCGCGGGGTCAAGGCCCAGTTGACGGAACGGAAGATGGACGTGACAGTGCAAGGGCAAGCATGAGCAAGTGGTCAAGGCAGAAAACCTATCGGTGCTTTAATGATTGCCGGATGGAGGGGTGCCCGTCTCATGTCATGACCGTGACGTACCATGGCGTGAGCGATACCTTTGAAATCAAGATTGACGGGAAAGACTATTTAGCTATGGACCCGACTGTAATGGAGACATTAAAGGAACTGACCGGCCCAGCATGAATTTCTCTTCAGCCATTATGAACGAGTTGGCCGAGGCGGTTGGACTGGACAAGTGCCCAGGATTTGAACCTGCCCTCTCTGGAGATCTGTTCCACCCCTGCGTTGAACGATGGATTGAATTGGCGAGGGAGAACCAGATTCGCCCACAGGTCATACATTCTGAGGGGACGCAGCAGGCATGAACCCCGGCACGTTAGAGGCCATTGACAGTGCCGACCTGACCCGGTTGGCGAGCTTGAGCGACGAGGACCTGATTCGATTGTCGAATGAGATCCTGGCCGCGCAAGCCTTTGACCGGCAAGTGAACCAGCTCCGCCACTATAAGCCGGTGTCGCCCACGGCGGTGAAGATCCATTGCTGCACGGGGAAGGTGATTGGGGTGGGAGGCGGAAATGGAGCATCTAAGACAGATACGGCGCTCGTTGAAATGGTTATCCGCGCAACAGGACAAATACCCGACTCTCTCAGAGACATATACCCGCGTGAAAAACTACGAGGCCCTATTAACTGCCGTGTGGTCGTCGAATCCATTACGAACACCTTAGAGACGATCATTCTCCCGAAGTTGCAGTGGGAGAAGTGGCAGGGGGTCGATGCGCCTGGTGGGCCTCGTGGCCATTTCGGCTGGATACCCAAGCACTGCCTGAAGAAGGGCGAATGGTCCGAGTCCTGGACAGCCCGGACCCGCACCTTGGAAGTCCTCTACTTTGACCCGGACACGGACGAGTACCGGGGCCTGTCCCGCATCCAGTTCATGTCCTATGACCAGGACAGTAAGGACTTTGCCTCCGGCGACTTTCACTTTGCCTTGCACGACGAGCCGCCCAAGGAAAGTATCTGGGTTGAGAACATGGTCCGCACCAAGCGCGTGGACGGGACCATGATGATGTCCATGACCTGGCCGGACGATCCCACCACGCCCGTGGACTGGATCATCGACCGGGTCTGGGAGAAGTGCCAGCCTGGCAAGGACAAGGACCCGAACTACGCCTGGTTCGACATGTTTGCGACGGACAATATGAACCTGAACCAGACCGCGCTCGCGGAACTGGCGAAGGACTTGTCGGCAGAGGAAAAGGCCCGGCGCATCTACGGCCAGCACTTGCGGCTCTCAAACCGCGTGCATCCGAACTTTACCGATACCGATAAGCGATGGTGTTTCCATTGCCATGACCTGACGATTTTAGCGGAAGACGATACCTGCGGGAAATGCCACGGGAATGACACGGCCCAGTTCAATCACGTGGGGACGGTCAAGTGCGATCCCTCGTACCCGGTCGTGTGCTTGCTGGACCCGCATCCCAGAAAACCACATTTCATGCTCTACGTGCAACTTGACCCTAATGATGATTGGGGGGTTATCCATGAGGTAGAAGTGCTGGGGTCTCCAGCAGACGTAAAGCAACAAGCCGATGCGATTGAGTCTGATTATGGTTGGTCATCCATCACTCGATTAATGGACCCGAATATGGGGGCGTCTCCTTCAGGGACCAGCAGGGAAGTGACGTGGCAGATGGCGTTTGAGAATGAGGGGTTGCGGTTCGATCTCGCTAATGATGGGGCTGCTGGGCGTCAGATTATCAACGACATGCTCAAGCCTGATCCGATGACGCACCGCCCTCGCATTACATTTGATCTTCGTTGCATGCGTGCGGCAGCGCAGATGAAACGTTATGCGTGGAGTGACCACAAGTTATCGTCAGATAAAGACCAGAAGCAGGTCACGAAGCCTAAATTTGACGATTATCCGACACTCCTCAAATATTTAGCCAATTCATCCCCGTCGTTCAGGGCGCTTAAGGCTGTCGGCCAGGTGTGGCGAAGGGATGTTGGGAGTTACCTTGGGCGATAAGCGCATAGGCAGATCTGAATACGAAAGGAAACGCTATGCGGAAGATGCGTCGTTTCGTGCTAAATGCGCTGCCGCAGCGAAGAAGCAATATCAGAAGGACGTTAATAGGTCGAGGACTCTTTCAAGGCAACGCATGTTGAGACAGATGGAGAACATGAAGAACGCCGTTATTAACGTCCTCACGAACGGGGAAGGTACTTGTCGTTGGTGCGGTCAAGGAGACCAGGACGTTTTAACTATTGATCATATTGATAACAACGGGGCGAATCATCGCAGGCAAATGGGAATCGGGTGCGGGAAACTGATCTATCGGTACCTTGTCAAGAGCGATTACCCTCCTGGGTTCCAGGTCCTGTGTTTCAACTGTAACAACAAGAAAGAAGTTCTTCGCCGCCGAGCAATGCGTATGGATAACACGTTAAATGGCTGAAGAAGACATCGAGTTAGAAGGCGAATACGAAGGCCCCGGACCCGACGACTCCCCTGCGCACGAAGCTGCGGAGCCGCCTGAACTGTCGCGTAAGCGCACGTTCACGTTCGACAAAGCCGAACTGATCAAGAAGGTCATTGACGAATACGAGGCGGACATTGCCGACCGGGCCGAGTGGTCCGACCAGCGCCTGCAACGGTACGCGAAGTACCGGAACTGGCTGGAGGAAAAGACCCAGCCCTGGCCCGGTGCCAGTAACGCACAAATTACCCTGATCATGACCGATTGCCAGCGCATGATTGATACGCTGGTCAATGCCGTCCTGACCCAGCGCCCCGTCATGGGGGCGAACGCCGTCAATGAAGGCGACAAGGACAAGTCGGAAGTGGTCGATGCCTTGATTGATTACCAGTTCTTCCTGGAGCAGAACGGCGAGGAAAAGGTCCAAGAGTTTGCCGACAGTTTCGTGATCGACGGCACGGCCATTTCCTTCCAGCCCTACATTAAAGAAGACCGCAAGGTGTCCGACGTGCGCACGTTTGCGCCGTTGCAACCAGGCTTCCCGGCTGAACAACAGATCCGCGCTATTCTCGACCAGGCCTTCCCCCAGTCCTTTGCCAGCAAGACCGGCGACGACCCGTGGGGATGGAATGTGAAATGGCTGGACGACAACCGGCAGGACCAGATGGCCTCGGTCGAATTCTATACCGACGAGGACAATCATCTCGTCATGGTCGCGGAACGGGACATGCGCCTGTTCGACGGCCCCTGTTTTATCCCCAAGCAACTCGAAGACATCGTCGTGCCGTCGCGGGCCGCGAACATGCAGATGCCTGGCCCGTCGAATCCGAACGGAGCCGACCATGTCACGATGGTGGACTACCCCACCTGGGACGAAATCAAACGACTGGCCAAATCGAGGTACTATGATCAAATTTCTGAAGACGAGTTGGGCGCGATTGATGAAGACCCTGCGAAGGGGTCGGCGGCGGGCCGCGAGTCCCAAGACCCCGCCGAGCATAAGATTCTACGAGATTCCCTGGCCGGACAAGATTACGGGAACGCTGAAACCACGACGAAAACGCTCACGCGCCTGACCTACTTTGGCCGGTACGATGTCGATAACGACGGCCTGGAAGAAGATGTCGTGTTCTGGGTCTTGAAGGAGCACAAGAAGCTCCTCAAGGTCTGCCTGCTCAACGAGAAGTGGCCTGCCATTCCCCCGCGCCGTCCCTTTGCCGAAGCCCGTATGATCCCCGTCCCTGGCCAGTTCTATGGCATTGGCATGGTGGAGTTGCTGGAAGGCCTCCACGACATGATGAAGGCCCTGGTCGATCAGTCCGTGGACAAGAACACGCTCGTGAATACGCCCTGGTTCTTGTACCGGGCCGCGTCGGGTATGCGCCCGGAAGTGATTCGCTGTGCGCCAGGTGAAGGCTATCCTGTGTCGAACCCGGCCCAGGACATGGTCTTCCCCCAGATCCCGAACCCGGACCAGACCACGAGTATGAACTTCCTGGCCCTGTTCCAGCAATGGGCCGACAAGCAAGTGGTCCTGGGCGATTTGGACTTTGGCCGTGTCCCGCAAGGGAAGGCCTCGGCGCTCCGTACTGTCTCCGGGATGCAGACCGTGCTGCAACAGGGCGATGCGAGGCCGGAACGGCTCTTGCGCCGGTTCTTTGCAGGCCTGGCCCAGGTCTGGGCACAGTTCCATGAACTGAACCAAGCCTTCCTGCCCCCGAACAAACAGTACCGCATTGCGTCGATGACGCAGCCTGGCAAGAACCCGTATCGGAAACTGGACGATCCTGGCAAGATCCGGGGCCGGTTCCAGTTTGAGTTCAAGGCCAATTCGCTGAACACGAACAAGGCCACGCAAGGCCAGGCCATCCAAGGCCTCATGCCCATTGTGTTTAACGGCATGACGTTCCAGATGGGCCTGACCGATAAAGACAAACTCTATACTGTGCTCCGTAAGTTGATCGCCTCGGCAGGCCAAGAGCCGAACGACTGGCTGAACTCCGGGACCTCGGACGGCGATAAGCCGAAGCTGACCGCCGATCAAGTCCTGTTCAACGTCGTGCAAGGGTATCTGCCGCAAGGCGTGCCACAAGAAGGCGCACAGGCCCAAGCCCAAATCTTCCAGGATTTCCTGCTCACGCCGGAATATGCCCAACTGCATCCTGGGAGTAAGGTGTTGTTGAATCAGTGGATGGGGAAATTGCAGCAGATGGTGGCGCAGCAGCAGCAGATGGCCGCGCAAGCCCAAGCCTTCGCCCAGATGCAAATGGGTGGCGGCGGGGGACCGTCCGCGCCTCAAGGTGGTGGTGGGGCCGGTGACGGCATGACCATGACGAATCAGGGGCCTGGACAAGTGAACGATGAATCCCTGCCTGGGGCGAAAGGTCAAGTGCTGTGAAATCTGTCGTGCACTATAGATGGGGCGAGTCGTGCAAGCCGGAAATTTACATTCAATTCTCTTTAGCAGGGCTGCTTATTCGCCTGTTCTATTTCAGATTTAAGCCTAAATCATGGTGGCTGCGTTGCGAAGAAAGCGCCAGAAGGTATTTTGTATTTGAAGGCCCGCGATGTGAGTGGCAAGCATGAAGCAACTGGAAGCAGAAATCTGGTGCCCTGGCTGCAAGTCCCTCTATGGTCGCCTCTTCCGTCAACAGGTCACGGACACGGTCTGTGAACATGTGACGGAGCCTGCCACGATCCCGAAGTATTGCGGGGTCTGTGACCGGCCCACGGAAAGGAAACCGGCGTAATGCCCCCGACAAGAGTTGATTACTTACAAGCCGTGAAGAAAGCGTCGCCCCAGGCACAGGGCATTGCCCCGGCCTTGTTGGAAGTGGCAGCGGTTAAGGCCGCTGAACTGACCGGCCACCCAGGATGGGATCGGTTCCTGGAACAGTTGCAGTACCTCTTGAACCAGGCCGAGAAGGACGCGGCCCTGTGGACGAGCAATACCGTGAACGCCTACA